GAACAGCAATGTAATCACAAAAGACATCTTGGGTCCCTGACGAAAAGTTTGTCAAAGATCCTGAATTAGAAGAGGCCAACACGGTTGTTCTCGCAAGAGTTAAACCGGTTGCCCCAATTGTGCCGTAACCAACTTCCCAGTTTGCACCGGTCTGATCAGCTATAGCATAGTACGTAGTGTTGTTAGCACCTATACCAGCAGAAAATGTTTGATAACCACTAACAGCACCTAATAAAGTAGCTGTACCTGTACCAGGCGATAGTGTTGTTTCTCTTACACGATCTGCTAGTTTAAATGCCATATTGTCCTATTAACTAAACTGTACTTTGAATGTAAACTGGATTGAATCACCTGTATTGAGTGCAATACCTGTAAAGTCACCTTTTACAAATAAGTTACCAGATGTAGAAGCATCAAACAAACCAGCGTTGGTAATTGTCTCACCTGAAGCGGCAGTTTGTGTTGCTACAACTTGAAAAGTGTCGTTAGTAGTTGATGTTGTTTGCTGTGTAACTGTACCTGATACTCTAGGTGTTACCTCAGTGAATAATGTTGTATCAGTCGCTGCTGTTGTTCCTGCACCAGTTCCCCAAGCAACATATTGTGGTATTGTTCCACCACTGTTGAGACGGTTAGTAACAATAGCTTTGCCTGTATTTACGAGCAGTGTAGCCATTTTTTAATTCTCCATAATATTCGTTTAATGAAGCTTTGATGCCAATAGTCGATAGTGCCTAATTCTTCAACAGTACCGTCAGCACGAGTAATCGTAGCGACAAGTTGAATTTCTTTTGCGTAACTATTGGCAATCTGCATTTAAACTCCGATTTTAACCATTTCTAAAACTACTGAAAATACTAAAGGTGATGTACCTAAAGTAGTTGAATTATATCCAGAAGTTAATAGATTAATTTTTCCTGTTACACCAGCTCCACCGTTATCTTGTAGACCACCGAAGTTCCAGAAACTCATACGACCACGACCTGCTATAGGAAGAATATCAATAGGAGTTGATGCATCCCATTGTAGTCTTACTTCAAGAGGGTCTGAGATAGAATAATCTAAGTGATCAATTCTAAATGAAGTAGGTTTTGGTGTGAAACTTGCAGGATCAACTACTACCGTAGAAGACACGTTACCCGTATCTAATACACCAGTAATTTTAACAACAGCGTTGCGAGCACCGTCAACTAGGATTTGCGTATTGACTACGTTAGCCATATTAGCCTCCTATTAACGTGTAACTTCTTGAGCTACCCCAACAAAGTCCACTGTCATTGTTTCAGTTGCTGCTGGAGTAATCTCAAATACAGGTGACAATGTAGTATTAGTCAATGTAGTTGCAGAAGATCCAATAGTCGGTGAAGTTATGCGTGTTTGTAATTGGTTGCCGGCATATACTAATAAATCAGTACCGTTATAATAGAAACCTAATTCTACATACGTGGCAGCAGTAACGCTTGTTAAACCAGTAACTAAAGTAGTTGATGTAGAACCTACAACAGATACTAAGTTAATAGAAGATGAACTAGCTGCTTTGCTAAACCAAATACCGTCGTTAGCACTTGTTCCGTTCTGTAAACCAACATAGAAAGAATTAGCACCTACGCCAGAAGCTTGAAAACGAACTGTGTACCAAAAACGATTTCCTGATTGGAATTGAAAAGCTTGGCCATTTTTAGTCACAGTAGTTGCTGTGGTTGCTCCGCCTGGAGTAATGATTGCTACACCACCTACACCATTGGTTAAAGCAAAGGTTGAACTTGTACCAGCAACAGCATAATCTGTACCGACAAGAGTGTTAAAATCATTTATGTAGTTTGTGCTACCTAATGCCTGTGTGCTTCCAGTATGAAAGGGATCTGGATATGGATAGCTGTAAAATATTTCATTTGTATAGGCTGTAGATAAGCCTGCGTATAATCTGGTTGGATTGCTCATTTTATGTGTTCCTTAACGTGAATGAGTTCACGCCCGAAGGCGTTAAGGTTAAAAGTATTACTTAGGTTTTTTTACTGATGCAACAGCAGTCATGCGTTTCTTTTTAACGCCAGACTCTTGTGCCCCTGATGTCTCAGAAGCTTTTAAATCTTTCATGTCTTTTGCCATTTTCATAGCAGGAGGTGCTTTACCTTTCATACGATTCTTAGCAATACCTTTGGTAGGTGTTTTAATCGTAGGATTGGCTTTAGTAACTTTTTGCATATTTGCTCCAAAAAAAGGTTAAGGAAGAGATTCTTTTGAAACCTCAACCTTAACTCTATTATACCACTAATTTATGATTTTGTCAACCATTATTTTAACTATTATGGACCTTTTGAGCCATAAATAGTACATTAAGGGCCATTTGATCCATAAATAGCACGTGGGTCTGTCCAGCCGAAGCTATAACGCTCGTAGCCTTTAGCCTTAGCATTCATGGTATCAAAATCATTGTCTTGATCGAACATGATGCCTACACGCTCATAGTACTTTAAGCCATTCATGATATTAGTTCTGATGAACCAAGCATGAGGAGCTGTCAAGTAATGGTTCATAACGATTCCTTCAGGGAATGCGTTAGTTGCTTTCAACACGTTAATGTCGTTGTTAGCAGAACCAGGTGTGTATACAGACTTCAGAATACGGTTAGAGTTATACCACTCTTGACGAGCAACAACTAAACTCTTAGGCATTACATTGATCAATAAACCACGATCATTTTGGAATCCCATAATAGCAATAGTTGCATCTTCTAAAGAGGCTTCAGAAAGGTCAACGTCAACAGTTGGCTTGTTTGCAAAAGTTCCACCAGATGTATTTGGGTGAGCTGTTGAGCAAAGAGGCTGTGCATCGCCACCAGTATAAGTGCTATTGAAAGCACGGTTATAAATGTTGGCAGCTACGTTTTCTTTAGTTTGACGGAAAGACATCGCTAAAGCAGCAGCACGACGCTTAGAGACGTTTTCATACAGATTATCGTCTAATTCTTCTTTAGTAACGATATAACCCAAAGCGTAAGCAATGTGTGTATAGCGTGTAACGAAGCCTTGAACTTCTGAATCATACTGAACGCCTTGGCCTTCAGGCTTAGTTTGTGCTAAACCGAAACCAGTTAGTTGAACATCTTCTTCGTAATTTTGTGAAGAAGTATCTTTGTCGAAGAGATGAATATACTCTTCTGGGTGCTCGTCATAAACCTGACCCCACCAAGCTTTTACGCCAGGCCATAGGGCTTTTGGATGAGTACCAGTTGTAATTACACCAGCCATGTTTTATTCTCCTAAATTAAGCAGTGCCTTGGGCTTGCTTGAATTGATGTCTATTAAAAATTACTTGTACATCTGCATAAGCACCAGGTGCATTGTCAGGACGTTGAGTAATACCAATAACTGTCAAAGGCAAGGCTAAAGAACCAGAAGATCCTTGTGCAAGCAATGAAGAGCTGTTTAACACAGTAGAAGACAATGGGCTAGACTGAGACAATGAAGTCTGGTTAGCTGTAATTGTCATACCTGCATTTTTATTAACATCAGCAGCAGCAACGCCTGTAGCATCAGATTCAATAGAGAAAATGACGTTAGGATCAGTAATTACTTGTGCATAACGTGTACCAGCAGAAAGATTTAAGTAGATCTTAGTTAAATCTAAGTTAATACCCTGTAAAGAAACACCAGGATCTGCAACACGAATACCAACGATAACTCCTGCTGGAATATCGGTAGTAGCTGCTTTAATACAATATGGAACGCCATTTGTATCGGCACCGGTTGCGAGCTTTACTACATCGCCAATAGCGTATGTGTTTGAAGCGTCGGAAGCGATAGCGTACAATTGGCCCTGTTCATTGAAGGGTGCACCAGTAAGTGTTCCTACTGGAGACAACCCACGTGGGCTATTTGTGTTTGCCATTTAATAAAACTCCTTATGGATTAATATTTAATTCCAGCATTGTAGAAGCCTTCTGATGACATTCCATCACCAGTTAGTTTACCTCCACGAATTGCTGCGTCTGTTTTATCGTTCCTGATCTGTAGTTCCTTTTGATCTTCTAACCACCACTCTTCTTTAATCTTCATTAAATAAGCGTACTGTGGTTCACCGTCTTGAGAGCCTACTAAGAACCGAACCTTATCTCCTAAATCCGTATTACGAGAAGTTACATTCTCTGTAACACCGCCTACCTCGTCGGGATGGACAAACTCATACCCCGTATCTAATGATGCTTGGATTCTTCCTGGCGTATCATTAAAAATATGCAAGTGAAAACCTGGTATAGATTTTCCTACTTGTAACTTCCCACGAGTCCCGTTAAATGCACCACGTTGGCGTGGACGCTCTACCTTAGTAGACTCTGTAGTAGTTTTGTTTTCACGTTTAGTATCAGTCATTCCTATCTCCTTATTCCCAGTCATAGTCTGCAACATATTGTTCTTTAGTCATGAGACCTTGCTTAACAAATCGGTCACATGCTGCTTTTGCTTCAGGTGGTAAACTGTTGTAAGACTTCTTACCACCAGTTACCGGTCTTGTGTTTGTACTAGATGTACCTTCCATTGGATTTGGTGTCTTTTTCTTACCAAACTTTTCAGGAATCATTTCAGCTAGTTCTTCATCTAATTTCTTTAAGAAAGCTTCACCGATTAGGGAAGGATTCTCACGACGAAGTTCAACTCCAAGGCTGTTAGCTACTGCAGTCATTTTTGTATCTTTACCAAACCAGTCGTTACGGTCAATCCATGCGTTAAGCATTGGGTCTTCTGTAATCTGTGGTGTAGCCTTAGCTGCTTCTTCTGCTTTTTTAACTTCTGCCTTTGCTTCAAGACGCTCTTCTTTAATAGCATCCATTGCATCGTCAATCGCTAAAACTCGATCACCGTCACCAGTGTTGATTGCATCACGTTTAGCCATTTTCAATTGGTCTAGTTGAGTTTCAAGATCTTTACTCTTACGCTCATACTGTTCTTTTTGAAACTGTTTAAACTCTAGTGCAGCCTCACGAGCCTCATTAGCAGCTTTTTTTGCTTCAGCTAATTCTTTAAGCAATTTCTCATTGTTCTTACGCAAAATTGGCATAATCTCTCTACCACGACGTACAAACGTCTCAGCATCGACCCAATCATTCTCAGAACCTCTAAAATCATCCTTTGGTACCCAACCTTGTGCTTTCGCTTCGGATTCGTACTCAGGAGCTTCTTGCTGTTGCTCTACTACCTGTTCATCACTCATTACTTTAATCCCTTAGTTAAATGTGGATCTACTAAATCCATATCATCATCTAGCTTACCTGTCAAATCATCGTAGTTCACCATACGGTAGCCTTTTTTATCTTTACCGGTATACATTAAACCTGCATACTTAGCAAAAATAACTTTATCGCCTACTGCCACAATACCTGCTGGAACTTCTTCGCCTAGTGCTACAATCTGACCTGTAGTGTTTGCTAACTGTTCTCTTTCGGAAGCTTCTTCAGTGTTTAACTGAAAACCCCATTCTGTTTTTTCAACTACCTGTAACGGTAAAATTAAAACTCTGTCAAAGATTGGTGTTATTCCTGATGGATTAATCATCTTTTCTCTCCTTTACTGCATGCATCAATTCCTCATAAGTAATTCTTAGAATCTCTGTAACTGCTGCGGCACGTCCTCTAATGTTGTCATCATTCTCTGTACCTGCTAAGAGCATCTCTTTAAGATATTCTCTTTCGTTATTTAAGCCCTTCATAAATGCTTCTGTTACTCTTGACTTTTTCCATTCTAAAAACTCTAACTCTGTTACTACTATCATTTACTTCCTCCTTGTTTACATCTGTGGTTCTTGTGATTCCTTTTCTCCAAAGTGTCCTAGATCAGTCATATGCTTTTCTAAGTCCATCATTGTTTTTAATGCACTTTGTATTCCATCTTGTTTTGCTCTAGCAGCACCAATCTGTGCGTCTATCATAGCAATCTCATGGCCTGTTTGTACACCACCAGCCTGTTCCACAGCAAGGATAGCTTCAGCTTCCAGCTTGTGAATCTTAGCTTGTTGAAGTTCAA